ACCAGTCTTTAGTATTTCAGATAAAAACGAAACATCTCCGGGACCGTTGTACCCAGATACATCAGCTAACACAGATGTTAAAGTTGAAACACTTTCTAACATCGAAACCATTGCTTTAATTACAGACCCTATTGCACCTTTCCTTGGTGTAACAATTAACGCAGCAAATTACAATGTGGCACCTGCTACACAACCTATGTCAGGTACCGCAGATCCTGTAACACTTAGTACTCCATTAGAGGATGCATTTGATTTAACGCCATTTGAAATTGGTACGATTGATGCATTTGAAAATATTAACCCAGGTGAAGATTATGTAAACGACGTATTTACATTAGTTAGAGATGAGGTAATGATTGCGTTTGATAGATACGAACAGCGATTAATCGTTAGTCCATTCAGTGCTGCATTTTCGGTAGGTGACACAATCACACAACCATCGACAAGTGTATCCGGTATTATTACAGGCATTAATGTAGACAGAGGATTTATCCAAGTTAGACCTTATGCGTATTATGGATTTAGAACCGCACCTATTAACCACGAAGGAACGGTATACACTGTCATAGCAACTGAAAGAGATTACACCACCGATGTTTACGGGGCAAATGCTGAAATGACTTCACGTACTCAATTTGCTACTGGTAGAATATCTGAAGTAAGAGTTACAAACTCTGGCTTTGGTTATTTAAACAAAGAAATAGTATTCCTTACTAACGCAGCAGGACAAAAATTAGCCAAGGGACAATTGTTCGCAGACTCTCAAGGTATCACTGCAGGGTTCTGGGGAAGTGAAACATCACACGTAAACGGTTACAAGCAAGACGGTACATATTACGATAGCCAAAACAGAGTACACGACTCTGACTTCTATCAAGAATATTCATATCAAATTAAATCAACGGTTGACTTTAAAGAATATGAAGAAACGCTTAAACAAAATATACACTTAGCAGGTACTAGAATATTTGGAGCATTCTCATATAAAAAGAAACAAATAGTTGGTGTTACTGCTAAGTTTGGTAGAACAATTAAAAACGATCCATTAATTGGTGGGGATCCAATAGTCGGACCAGATCAATCACCGACTATTCCAAGGTATAGTTCAGATAGAACAACGATTACAGTAGACACGGTTAACTTGAAGGTTGACACAGTTTAATAAATAGATAAAACACGACTTTTAGGAGCAAATAAATGGCAAAGCAAACGATTGGCGTTGGATTGGTTGGAAACGATGGCCTCGGCGATCCACTAAGAAATGCTATGGTTAAAGTTAATGAAAACTTTACCGAATTATACGACGATGCATTTGACGGTGCATACACATCATTAACTGGCAGGCCAACCAGTTTATTATTCTTTGTAAACGATGGTGCAAATAATCAAGTTCTTACAACTGATGGCGAAGGAAATATAACGTTTCAAAGTGGGTATGGAAATACTGATGTCGACTCTCATTTGAATATAGGTTCAGCGGCTGCGGATCAAGTATTAGCGTGGTCAGGAACTGATTATGAATGGGTTCCTCAAGCTTCAGGTTCAGGCGGCGGTGGCGGTTTATCAAATACTGAAGTTATAAGTGTTGTTACTGGCTCAGATTTAGATATGGGTGGTAATAGAGTTTTATTTGGTAACGTATATCAGTCAGAAGGTGACTTACCTGCTGCGGGAAGCTATCATGGCATGTTTGCTCACGTACATGGAACTGGTAAAGCATATTACGCTCATGCAGGTGCTTGGGTTCGTTTAGCAGATTATTCCGAAGTTGGTGGTGGAGGAGGCAGTGGTGGTTTATCAACACGAGCTGCCGTATCCGGTACAACGGCCGCGATCGCAAACGGTGTCTCAACCGATATTGATATTGTTGGTCATAAGACATACGCATTAATGACTATTCAAACAAGCCATGCTGCGTGGGTAACACTTTATACAAGTAACTCAGCAAGAGCGGCAGATAATTCTAGACTCGAAACAGAAGATCCTGCAACAGATGCTGGTATCATTGCCGAGGTAATTACTGCAGGTGCCGAAACTGTTATTATTGGGCCTGCAACCATTGGTTATAATTTAGAAAGTACTCCATCTACAAACATACCAGTCAAGGTAAGAAGTAAACATGGATCATCAGTTGCGCATACAGTAACACTTAATGTTTTAAAACTAGAGGCATAACATGCAAAAAGAATGGATTGTTACACTTCATAATAAAGAGGATTTAAATTCCTTTTACGATGACATGGAAAATGAAGGTGGAGCGTTGTACATTCCGGGTCGAGCAGTACCCGTTGTTGATAGAAGAAGCATAAGTCGCAATACTCATTATATGTTAACCAATGAAGAAGCGAAAGAATTAAAAAACGATCCTAGAGTCTGGGGCTGTGACTTAGTAGAATTAATTGATTTGACTACCAAACCTCAAGGATGGTCAGTCGTTAATCAAAAGTTTTCAAAAGATTGGTTTACAGACGCAACAGATTTTAACTGGGGTTTACTTAGACATTCTGAAGCCGCAAATAGAAGTAACTGGGGAGATAATGGAGTTGCAAATATAAACTCTGATTTAACCGTAACTGCATCAGGTAAAAATGTTGATGTTGTTATCGTTGATGGACATATTGACCCAGCACATCCAGAATTTGCAGCAATTGGAACTGAGACAGATTATTCAAATGGTGCACTTATAAGTGACTCATCTAATGGAGCAGTATTTAATAGACAAATAACAGCTCGTGGTTTAAAGATGGTTGTTGCAGGCGCAGTTGGAGGTCAAACCGCAGTACCTGATATGTGGGCAGAAAAAACTGCCAAAATGGTAACATTGTTAATTGATCCAACATATCCTCTTATTAATGTAGACCATCAAATCAATTTAATTAAAACATTACAAGGCGCTACAGGAACTATACACGCAGGACTTCCTGCCGTTCAAAGAATTGCATACGGTGGTGGTTCTGAATATAGTCCAAACTTTTTAACAGACGCAGGCGCTGCACAGTATGCAGGATACGTAGATTTTTTAGATAACCACGTACATAACGATATGGTTTGGTATGCTAATATTAGCGGGCCAAGCCCGTCGGTTGGTGATAGAGATATTGAAGAACTTGTAGAACATCTTATGCACACAATACATTTGTTTGGTATTATGGGTGCGGTGCCGGGATCTGAAACAGCTGTGAATTGGTTAGCAACTAATAATGTTAATTGGCAAACAACAGAATTGCACCTTGCTATGAAAGAAGCTATTGATGGCGGATTTTTTGATCCGTCTGGTTATGCATCCGATTGGGCAACAGTGGATGAGGCAGCTGAGGTAGCTTATAAAGAATATATGTATTTGATGAACTGGTCAATGTGGGATATGAGTACTTTTTGGGATGGTGGATCACTGTCACCGGAATGGTCTGACTCAGTAAAAACTCCATCTGGAATGTTAACTAATAATCCGAAAGGGTACGCCCTATTTAAATCATATTTTGAACCAGTGTTAAGTAAACCAGACTTTGTTGTTTTAAGAGATATTTTTAGGGATAATGATAACGGTCCTTCATATTATACACCAGCAGCAAACGGCGCTTCAAGAATTAATCAATTTAATTGGTTTTCGTTAACAAGTGCTTTAGGATTTGGATCAAATGGTACATATACATATAATCGTTCAGGTTCATATACAAACGTAGCAGATGAAGCTGATAATAATCATGGCTGCCATTGTGGTGGAACTGTAGCAGGGAATACTCAAGGTTGGGCACGTTCAGCAACAGTTTATAACATTAGTCCATATGGTTCAAACCCAAATAGTTTATCAAGTACAAGGATGTGGGATTACATTAGAGAATGGCATAATACAAAAGCCATTAACCCTACAACTGGTAGACGCAATCCTACTATTACAAACAATAGTTATGGTAGTTCTATACCTGTTGGTTCAGCTGAAGATAATTTTGGTAACATTACAAGTATTACATATAGGGGTACAGAGTTTAGCCCAGGACGAGATTTAACTACAACTGAATTAAGAGCTCGTGGTTGTTATGCTCCATCTTTACAAATGGATATTCCAAATTGGTTTACTTCACGCCAAGCTGATATGCAAGACGCAATAGATGACGGAATTATTATTGTAGCATCGGCAGGTAATGATAGTTGGAAAACTGTTAACGAATCAGACCAAGATTGGAATAATACATACGAAGTACAATATTATGGATTTGACCAAACATATTATCTTAACCGCGGTACAGGTTCCGGCGCTGGGTTTAATCCGGTTATTAACGTTGGAGCTACATCAAATAATGTTAATGAAGTTAAAGCAACGTTTAGTAATTGCGGTAACCAAGTTGATATTTACGCAGCCGGCGAAGCCATTCAAAGTAGTTTGCACTCAGGTGGTGTAAACGATGCTAGAAATAGTAGTTATCAATTAGGTAAGTATCAAGGAACAAGTATGTCTGGCCCACAAGTGGCAGGTGTTGTTGCTTTGCTTGCAGAGTCTTGGCCTAACCTAACTCAGGAAGAGGCAGAGGATTGGTTACTTAATAACGCAACTATGAATGCCATGTATGACTCTGGTACAGACGATGCGTACGATAGAAATAGTTTACAAGGCGCGGCAAATAAATATCTAAGATGGTATAATCAACGACCAATAGACGGAAACACACTTCCAAAGCAAAATTTTAAAACAAGACCTGCATCTGGGAAAGTTTACCCACGACCTAATATACGTAGAAGAGGTTAGGAAAATGTTTATAAATATTACAAAGAGGCAGGCTAGGTGACATGGCAGAAGTACTTACTACAAAATTAAAAAATGATACTACCAGAATGTTTATGGAAGACATTCAGGACAATGACTTTTATGTATTCATTTCTTCTGTTTCGACAGACGCACGTGCAAGAGCATCTAATTCACAATATAGTAAAAATGAATTTTTAGAAAATACTATATTTGGTAAAAAGGTTCTTGGATCTGATACCAAGTTTATGATTAAATATCATCCTTGGCAGAAAGACGCTACTTATGTTCAATACGATGATAGGATTGACTTAGATGGCGAAAAGTTTTATGCCGTAGTAGGACCAAACGATAATGATACTGGAGACTATCGAGTATTTAAATGTTTATATAATAACAATAATGGCGCATCTTCTGCTCCGCCAAACTGGAATTCTTTTACAACAAACCAAATATATAGAACAGCCGACAAATACGTATGGAAGTTTATGTATGCGATTGAGGCGGCAGAGTTTGAGGCGTATAATGCCGTTGGTTATATCCCCTTACCTGTAGATTTAGAAATTTATCCTGATCCAAATGCCGATGCTAACAATATTGTTTATGGATCAGAGCTTAGTGATATCTTTATTGAAAACCCAGTTGATAACGCTGGCTATCCTTCTTTGGACGGATTTTTAGTTGCTTCACCGTCAAACTCTGGTATTATAACAGTACGTGCTAATAATATTAACCAAATTCAAAACTATTATTCAGGCATGACAATATATACAACAAACCCAGATGGTGTTTCAAACATATATAAAATTGATACATACACATTTGACTCGAATACCGGATATGGTAAAGTTAGAGTTGAAGGTACACCACGTGCTGACGGTGTTTCAAACATTGCCACGTTTTCAATTATCCCAACTATTGAATTGCAAGGAGATGGTTCAGGGTGTGTTGCTAAGTCAGAAGTAGTTAACGGACAAATTACAAATATTATTATTCTTAACCCAGGATCTGGTTACACTAATTTAACAGCATCAGTCAAAGATCCTGAGTTTGATTTTGCGCCAGAAGATCCTAACTCTGTTGATGTTAGAGCAGAACTAAGACCAATACTTTCACCGTTTGGTGGGCATGCATATAACTTAATTGACGAATTATATTGTAGTCACATTCTCTTATATGGATACATTACTGAAACAGATAATAACCAAATTGGTAAGGAAAGTAGTTATTAAAATA